CTTTTGCATCTTTAAGTCTTGATTTGGGTGCTTTCCCAGTCTCCGAAATCGTTTCGAGGTTTTGGTCCACGTTGAACTCCTAGATACTCAATTAGATGAGAACGGTCAAGAATATAAGGAACTAGCGTTTCGCGCGAAAGAAAGAAAGTCCCTGTACTTACCACCACCTGCCACAGTAGTCCCAGCCACGGCATTAGCCCTTTGACGACACACATCCAACATAAGAAAAGCGGCATCAGCTATGTCTGGAGATCTTCCAAATCTAGCTTTCATATCTTTCTTAGATTCAACGTAGATCTTGCCACGTTCAGCCGTTCGATACTGTCTAGCTACTAGTTCTCGAGCTAGGTCGATAGTCACGCCTCTAACCTGTCCAGCTCGTAAAAACTCTCTACCTACGTACCAAAGTTCCGACACTCTGTTCCCATAAGATTCATCGGCCTTTATGCGAGAGCTTCGGCTGACCGGCATATTACTCGGTCTTTCGGAGAATTTGACTCTCAGTACCGAGGGGCTCCAAATAGTAGCTATGATATCGCAAAGCGGATCACCTGCTCCGGTGGCGTCGATTGCAAGATATCTTGGGAGAACTCCATACTTTTCGCATTGTTCCTTTAGCAACTGGGCAATCTGGTAGTTTCTAGGACTATCCTTTAAAGAAGAGTTCTCTTGGAGTTCTACATACTTATCAAAATGAACAGTCATTCCAACTTCGGTCTCTCCGTACTTCCCTAGAAATAGAACAGATCTATCCCCTCCGCTGGTAAACCCAGGATCGAACCCAGCCACGGGAATCGGTTGTTTGGCCCCGACCCACATGGCTGGTTTGTGGGCTTCAAATTTACGAAGATCCGCTTCGCTGTAAATGTTCTCTTCAGAACCAGCAGGCGCTGGGAAGGAACGAATAAACCGCCAATAAGAAAGAGAATTTTCGCCAAGTCGTTTGCGATCCTCGTCTAATTTTTTACCAGTCAGCAAGAACGGCCACTTGTCGTCGTTATCTAAGTTGGGCGTCTTCTCTCCGTCTAGGTGGAGACAGAACCCATCTTTTGTTTCCCAACCACCTTCGTCTACCGTTATCGACTGCCATCCGTCTTTGGGTGTAACAAACTGCCCAAAAGGGTCGTAAGCGGAATTGAAGTTACCGCAGGCGACACATTGGAAAAAGGGGTTGGCCGAAAGATTGGCCGTGGCCTCAAAGATAGCGGGAGATACATCTGTGGCCTCATCAATTAAAAGGAACACCCGTTTGTTTTTCAGGCCAAGCAACTTTTCGGAAGCTTCCTTTTCTTTATCTTTTGCGGAAGGAACAAGCGTGATACTAGACCGATCACTACTACCTTCTTCCAGCACAAGTTTGCCCATTGAGTCAACCAACTTTCCGGGCATCACCTTTGCTTGCATGTGACGTTCACGGACTCGACCCCACATACGCTTACGAGCTTCACGAACTGACGTGGTAGTGACTAAGACCAAAGTATCAAACGGAGCAGAGTACCAATTGACCAACCCCCACAAACCAACCACTTCAGTCTTTGCCGAAGATTTAGGCCCAGAGATGCCAAGATAGTTCCACTTACAAAGTTCTACGATCTGCTCATCAGCCCAAGGGTTGCGTTGAAATCCTTGCGGGTTCTTCTTTGGGTGGTACGGCCATAGCGTCTCGACTACATTCCAAAAGTGCTGTTCTTTGCCCAGACCACCAGTCTCAGGAGTCAAACCTTCTCGAAAAGCAAGTAACTCGATCGTAAGTGCTGTAGCCCCCTCGGGCCACATTCGGCCATACTTCTCGGTTTGGGACATTACCTGATGGTAACAGAATCCCCTTGGCAATCCACTCTTTTTATAAGAGATGATCTGGATGGTAGCTATTGATCCCGGAGCAAGCGGAGGTATTGCATCCGTAACTGTTAACGGTATGGTCGATGCCGTAAAGATGCCTGAGACTGAAGGAGATGTGCTGGATAAACTAAAGAGTTTGCGGACTTATCACGATGTTATTGTCATCGAACAAGTTGGTGGGTACGTTGGTGGAGCAGGCAGTCCCGGTTCGGCAATGTTTAACTTCGGTCGTGGGTTTGGTTTTATTTTGGGGGTCTCGATGACACTTGGATTTAGGATTGAAATGGTTCGCCCTCAGGCATGGCAGAAAGCTTTGAGCTTAGGGAATAGCAAAGGAATGGCGAGTAAGACGGAATGGAAGAACAAGTTAAAAGCTGAAGCACAAAGACTATTCCCAAATTTAAGCGTGACATTATCTACGGCGGATGCACTATTGATACTCGAATATGGCAGACATCATATTGTTCGAGTGGCAGAAACCGGGAGCGGAAGCGCTATTACAAAGTCTTCAGACAAATAATGTAGCTCTCGACGCCAGCGATACTGGCACAGGTAAGACAGCTAAAGCGGTCTGGTTAGCCCAACAATTAAAAGCGGACGTCATCGTAGTCTGTCCGAAAGCAGTTATCCCATCTTGGAAAGAATGGTTAGACCGAGGGGGTATAACGCATGACGTTATAAACTACGAAAAACTAAAGACGGGTAAGACAAGGTTTGGTAAATGGAACGACGCCAAAAGTTGGGAGTGGACTTTTAGGGGGGCTAAACTTTTAATTTTTGACGAGGTCCATCGTTGCAAGGGGGCCACAAGCGTTAACGCCAAGATACTTACGGGGTCAAAGAAGTATCCAGTACTAATGTTGTCAGCGACAGCTGCAGAGAATCCGCTGGACATGCGAGCGACAGGCTTCATGTTAGGTCTCCATGAATACCACGACTTCTACCGGTGGAATTACAAAATGGGTTGTCGACCTGCCCCATGGGGCCGTGGTCTGGCTTTCATGGGCGGAAAGAAAATGTTACAAGAAATTCATAAATCTATTTTCCCGTCTAAGGGGCACCGCATCCGAATCGCCGACCTTGGGGACGCTTTCCCAAGCAACTCCGTGTTTGCAGAGTGCTACGACATGGGGGACGTTGACGTCATCTACGAAAAAATGCAGGCGCAACTTGCGGAATTGCGAAGCAAACGAACGTCCGGAAACCCGCTCACGATCAAACTCCGTGCGAGGCAAGAAGCGGAGTTGATGCGTGTACCTGTCTTTCTCGAGCTTACGGAACAGGCGATCGCAGAAGGAAATGCTGTCGTTGCTTTCTTCAACTTTCGACAATCACTTGAAGCCTACCGAAAGCTTGTCAGAGAGGAATCGTCAGAAATCATTGGCGATCAGAAAGATGAAGACCGTGTACAAAATATCGCGGACTTCCAAGCAAACAAAGTAAAAATATGTGCTTGCATGATTCAGGCCGGCGGTGTTGGATTGTCCCTACATGACCTGCAAGGAGTACCAAGAATTAGTCTTATCGCGCCAACCTATTCGGCGATCGATACCAAGCAGGCTCTCGGAAGAATCCATCGTGCAGGAGCTTTGTCTGCCAGTCGGCAATACTTGCTTTTTGCAAATGGAACCGTTGAAACACAAATCGCTAGGAGCCTCCGTCGAAAACTGCACAACATCGAAACACTTTCGGACGGGGACACATTAGGAGCAATACTATGAGCCACCACAAATACGGACCAAGTTCACTTAAATGGCGGGAGATCTGCCCCGGATGGGACAACGAGCCCCAACCAACCGAAGGAGGTTCTATCGCCGCTCAAGAGGGAACGATGATGCACAAAGCTCTCGAGACAGGGAACTACGAGGGCCTAGACGAATGGCAGAAGAAGAATGTGTTGATGGTTGCTGATGTTTTCCAAGGAATGAAAAATGAGCTAGAACACGTTATTGCGGAGCTTCCTGAAATCCAATTGCAGATTGCTGACGGTAAAACATTCGGTACTGCCGACATTGTTTTGATAGGTCGCGGCAAAGCCAAGATTGGCGACGCCAAGTTCGGGTGGCATGCCGTGGATGACGCAGAAGAAAATATTCAAGGCTGGGCTTACGCCGTGGGCGTATTTGAGAAGTGGAAAGACGTTGACGAGGTTGAGGTGGTCTTTGCACAACCACGCATCAACATGATCAGCAGACATACTTTTAGTCGTGACAAAGATTACGACCGGCTTAGACTCCGCGTAGAAACAATAATCGCTCGGGCTCAGCAATCAGAACCGGAACTGAACCCGACGGAGAAAGGATGTCTCTACTGTGGAAACAAAGGAACTTGCAAAGCACTACACTCGAAAGCCCTCGTCATCAGCAAGGGATACGACATGCTCCGAGACGCAGAGTTGCCGGTACTCGCAGACCCGCTTACTCTTGCGACTCCTGACCAGAGATCGCAGGCTGAATCCATCCGTCGCGTCATGGAAAGGTGGTGCGACAGC